ACTTATAGCTGCTACTGGTGTGTGGGCACTAATACGTCCTGCTACGAATGCAGACCATGCCTCTAGAGTCCTCTCAGTTCTATTGCCAACTAGCGTGCCTGTATTGACCCTATTGAGTACTGATTGTTTCCATGCCTGGAGACTACCTACTGTTGCGTAGTTCTCGTCTAGTACCTGCCCCTCTTGTCCTGTTATATGGTTGAAGGTATTCATTATAAAGTTACCTACACCAGTTATGACGCGGGGGGCCCATAGTAGCGCTGCTGTAGTTAGACCCCACGTCATAAATCTATTACCCTTCTTGACTAGAGTGCCTCGCTTCAGTACTCCCTCCGCCTCTGCGGATATTAGACGACTGTTACCACTGGCATACAACTCATCGCTGAGACTATACCGGTTAATAGCCATACTGCCGAATACCTCACTACCTACATAACCCCCGGCTACTGCTAATGCTGTATAAGCGGCTCCCATGACGGGCCCCTCAAGTATTAGATTGCGGTTATTGTAGCGCACCTCCTCTACGTCGACAGCACCGAACTGTAGGTTAATAGAACGCAGGAAACTAGGCCCACTGGCATCTAGTATATTAGCTAGGCCAGTCTGTACGTTCATAAGAGCTAATACAGAGGCACCTATAATACCCTTATTGCGGAAGAACGATGAGGTCAGGAAGCGACTATTACGCCCTGATATTAACCTGAATAGATCCTCTTGAGCTGCCGTGGCCCCCGCTGCCCGTTGTACTGCCTGCTGATAGTGAGGGCTACTCTGTATGGCCTGATTGTAGACTATCAGCTGATCTACAAACTTAGCAACTAACTGGCGCTGCTCCAGAGTTTGTACATTACCTATCTGACGACTACCCTGTCCATTAATACCTACCTCCCATGTCAGTAGGTTCTCTACTAACATCTGTCTCTCTAACTTCATGAGTTCCTTATACTCTGCAGCTAGATTAGTAGTTGCTATGGGCCCTATACCCATAAATAAGTTATTGCCCTGGAGGCGTGCCTTAGTAGAACGCATTACTCCTCCTAGCATAGCGCCTCCTCGCATGAGGAGACCCTTCATACCGCTAGTGTTATTCTCGCTACTACTGACTATGTAGTTGAGGCTCTGGCTTCCAGTACCTAAGATTCTATGGAAGGATTCTGCCATCTCACTAAAGCTGAACACCTCTGCCATACTCACAAAGGAGCGGCTGTCTTCCTTACCCACCCCCCATCCCCAGCGCCAGGGTGCAGCAGGTAAACTAGCCCCTACCTCGTCAATTAGTATTGCTAATTCTCGTTGTCTCTCAAAGCCTATGTTAGTGGCCCTGAGCGACACTAGGAATGGCTCCATCTCACCCGAGACTGGGTTATACCTCTCTTCAAAGGTGGTCTCTAGACCAATAGGGCGCCGTAGTGAATCATGGAAAGCATCCGCAGAGCGCCTTAGCTTAATGTCCTCTGCACTCCCCCTCTCATAGGGATTCATGACATCTAGTATGAAGGGCTTAGTTATATACTCGAAGAAGGTGGCCCCCCTCTCTCTATAAAATAGGTTATTGAGAGCGGGCAGTGTATTTATACGATTAGTGTAATAGTTGTCGAGGGTGCCTCCGCTAAGCCCCTGAACTTCTTGCATGTATTTAGCTAACTCGAAATTATCGACGGGGGCAATGTCTAGTATAGGTAAGTGCTGAGGATATCTTTTTCCTGCTGTCTTCTGTACAGCGCTGTCGATAGTGCCCTGGACCATCGACTTATTTAGTTCTGCAGTTATGTAACCTAGTGGTATACCTATACTGAAGTATAGCCCCATACTGGCCGCTGTAGTCATTACAAAGCTACTAGCAAATGTAAGCGCATTCTCGTATACACCAGCCACTGGTACCATACTATCGCGCGTCTCATCATAGTCGAAGAACGTGCCGTAGTATGTCAGTGTTCTATCTAGTACTGCACCGAAGGCCCCCGCTATACTAGGTAGGGCCCCCACCTCATCTTTATATAGCCTGCCGAAGCCGGCCATGATAGTGTATTCATTAATGAGAGAGCCTAGGCCTGGCGATAATAGAGCCCTATCGTAATCGCGTACCTGGTCTGGCACAACACTGGGGGCCCCACTTAGCGCAGCGCGCGCTAGGTAGTTCTGTGTGGCTATGCCCGGCCTATTGGTATAAGACTCTAATGATTCTCTCCAGTCTAGGTGTCCGCTTACTCGAGCGCGGGCTGCGTTATTGATAGCCACCTCATAGAAATGAGAGGCCCCCAGGAAGCTGGGTAGCTGAGATATAGTAGTACCAGTAGTAGCACGTATAAATGACTTATTGGTATACCCCATCTGCGTCATCTCTATATCAGAGACGTTGAACTTATTATCAGACAATAACATGCCCTTATAATACGCAAAGGCAGCAGGATCATCCTCGCTAGTCAACCGTATCATGATCTCCCTATTGTGTTGAGCACTGAAACGTCGGGTGCCCATATAAAGTACATCGGTGCCCTTCTCGTCTATATTCTCAAATAGGTGTTTATTATAATGAGTACCTACGTTAGAGCCCACTATAACGCCAGCCTGCTGCAGACGATCATGTATACTGGAATCTACCTGGCCACTAGTAGCCATTAATACTGGTATGTCGGACGCCCGCTCTACTATAGTGTTCTCGAAGTTCTCTAGTCTGGCGTAGTTAGTCCTATCTAAATTATTATCTCGGCTGATGATATTTCCATCATCATCTCTTGCTTGAGCTAGGCTCCAGCTTGCTGGGCTCAGTACTATGCCATTAGCCTTCTGCGCGTCGCGGGTCATGGCTAATATAGCCTCTGACTCACCTAAGATGAATCTATTGCGAGAAGTATCTAGCTCCCTGCCCTCTGCTAGGGAACGCATATAAGTGCGGAGTTCAGTAACAAACTTAGGGTTACTGGTTTCGTAGAATACATCCTTTTTATTAGACTTAAGGCCTATATCAAGAAGACTACTATTAGTATTCCTGAGCATTACGCCAGCGCCCATGAGTAGAGGGGCGGCTATAGCTCCTACTATACCTAGTCGCGGGGCCCTGCCTGATATTATAGCGCCGGCTCCTGCGATACCTGATACTACCGCTCCTACCTCGAGGGCATTAGTTCCGTACTCGGTTATATAAGGGGCCGTGTGTACTCTACCTACATCAGTACCGTCCTCTCTGGTTATCAACTCGAGCTTAGAGTGCATCAGCGTAGTCCCCTGGCCCTTATTAGCGGTATAGGGTATGACATTTAGATTATTAGATGCTGCCTTTAATGCCTGTGACTCTCTCTTAGATATAGTCATGTCGACTACGACAGTACCACCTACCTCATCGTATAGATCTATCTCATTAGTAAATATACCCTCTGCCATTTTTATATATGGCTTCATACTCTGATAGAATTTATCCTGTCTTTCTTGGCCTATTGCCCTGAAGCTCTCTTTATTAAAAGTATCGTGTAATAACTCTAGGGTAAAATCTGAGTGGAACCTATTGTGTGAGAACAAGGCCGCCTCTAGACTATTCGGGCGCGCATCTCTTAGAAAACGCTGAGTCTCACTAAGAGATGACACGCCGAATCGGCTAGAGGAGCCCTCTAGTGAACCAACACCAGCCGATGGGTATTTACTAGCCGCCTCTATTTGTTTTAGTAGATCCGATTCCACTGTTCACTGACCTCATCTGTATAGGAGACCTCTATCGGCACTACCGGTGTATCGTATTCTACTACTACGGGATCATTATTAGGTAATTCTATCTCCGCCTTGAAGCGCTCTGCTCGGCTAGTGCTCTGGTCCTTGACGGTGTAATCTACACTAGCACCCAGTGCATCTTTAACAACGATGCCTGCTAGTATATCGGGGTAATCGAATAAACTAATTATATTGTTTACTGGTGTTATCTCTATACGCTCGCGACTGGTAGACATACCTATCCACCAGTATCGTGTGTCTACTAATGACTCCTGATAATCCTGGACTACGCGCCCTGGTACCTTAGATTGTTGCCTCCATCTCCAGATCTCTATCTTATAGGCATTCTCTAGCCTGAATGCCTCACTGGCTCGCGGTGTGCTGTACTGGGGATAGGCCAGTGGTATATACTCTGGCTCGCAGGGGGCCAGCAATAAACGTAGGGGTATAGTCGACTGGAGATGTATTCTTTGACTGGTGCCAGGCGTGACCCCACGAAGAGAACGCGGCGGTGTGATATACAGGTAGTATCGCCACGAGCTGAATAATTCCTGGAACTCAAATATAACTGGAGATAATTTCATTATGGTTATGGCGCGCCTGGGGACAGTTTTTAATACATCATGGATGAGATGAGCTTATCTATTGTGGACATGGTTAGATTGAGGGTCGCCGCTTACGCGCTGCTAATAGTAACCCCTTACCGCGAGCTGTAGTTAGTTCTCTATTCTTCTTGAGTGTCTTGCTACTGATACTCTTGATGCCACTAGAACTCATACTGAATCCCATAAGAGTGCTGTCTTCCTTAACGCAGTTGAATACAGCGTTAACTACAGCATCTATTATGTCCTTACCACTGGCCCGCTCGTTGTGAGTTATCTTACCACTAGCCAGTTGTAATATACCGCCCATCTCGGCCACCAGACTATGCGTCCAGGTACTATCGCGAGGTAGTATCAGTCGTCCCTCATTGAGTAGTTGTCGCGTTAGGTTATAGTAACTCAGCTGCGCTGTATTAGTGGTACTCATCTCAGTAGAGCGTATGCCATGAGCGTGTAGTCGTTGTATAGTGGACTGAGATTGGTACGAGTCAAATGAGCAGAGACTAATATTGCGGGCCTGACATATCTGCACTAACTTCTCTTCTATATCTAGGTAGGAGACTATACGCTGTATGCCCCTCCCCCTATCATCTCTATCACTATAGGGCTTCCACACTAATAGACCATCTACTATGACGCCCCATCTACCATCCTCTAGCTTAGTGCTCCTTACGAAGGCAATAGCGGCACTATCCTTCTTGAGTCCGTAGTCTACGTGTAGATAGGAGCGGCCCTCACTGAGTCTCTCTAGCCTAGTTATCTGCAGTGATACGTAATAGCGTGTATCATCCCCATTGGCTATATCCAGTGGTATAGAACGTGCATCCAGACAAGAGAGACCCTTAACTGCCTCCTCTATATACTCCTTCTGGAAGAAGGAGCCGTGCTTACTAGAGCGTATGCCCTCATACTCCAGAGCTGCTGTCACGGGATCGCGTATGTAGTCCTCACTATTCTTGAGGCTATACTCACTGACCTCTGGTCGTAGATTGATATCCCAGGTGCGTAGGCGGAATGCCACCATGCGCGCATCGCGTGTCGCTACCTTATAGAGATTCTGTATGTAGTCCCCCTCACCCCAAGCAGAACTGATGGCTATCTTCTTACCTTTATCCCCGAAGGTACTCAGCCCCTTAGCTACGTTACTCCATATATCATCTGCCTTCGATTCCCCTAGCTCGTTATACTCGAAGCGGGCCGCCTCATCTAGAACCAACATCTTAAGGGAGTAACCTACTAGGGACTGCGAGTTAGTGTGTTTAGCGTAGATGGCTATATTTTTAGCCGGGCAACGTATCTCCTGCGTGAGTATCTCTATCTGACCACTGTTCACTAGCCCCTTGAAGTACCCGCTCTGGCTAGCGTAGCCCCTGATTGCGCCGAATAGCGTCTCATTGACCTGGGCCCCGCTTCGCGCTATAACAAATATAGCTATAGGGGATCCACTCAGGAGACCATAGTGCTTAGCTGGGTTATCTAGGTTAATAAGGCAATAGAACTCGTAGAGCACGCATATACTTGCTAGCACGCTCTTACCTCCTCGTCGCCCACACTCTAGTACCATGTTGACGTAGGAGCGGTCTGGTACCCAGGTGGTTACGTCTTGCTCAGCCCATCGTTGTAGTATAGCTAGCTCATCCTCTAGTAGAGGCTCATTATAGAGAGCGCGCAGTATAGCTCTCTGAGGCGGGAATAATGTATCACCGGGGGCCAGTAGATACTGCTCTGCAAATTCAACTATACCTATAACGTGCCCAGTCTTAACCTGAGCTAGGCCTTCATACGCTAACTCATCGAATAGTTCTATTGGATCCAGCTTACGTTTACGCGCCAAGTGTCACCTCCATACACATATTCTTAGTCTCTGTGTATTCTATTATGTCTATGTCAGGTTGTATAGCCTTGACTAAATTAGGATCCTCATTTATAGCGACATAGAATACGTCACCTTGGGGTATCATGTGTATTGCTGCAGGGCCCGATATTGTGTTTACTGGTAGTGATGGATTCAGATATATAGACGATATGGTACTCATAATATGAGTGCCCGCGTCTATCTCTAGCTCTATATACTCATCTGGTATTGGTACATCTAAGCGAGGGGGGGATTCTATATAGCGTAGTGTCCAGGGCACAGTTGAATTGAAGCGGATAGTTGCTACCGTTGTATTCTGCGGGACCTCTAATTGTACCTCTTGATCTAGACTATTGTCTCGAGAGAATGCAGTGTAGATTATAATAGTACTAGAGCTGCCTGACCGCAGTACGTATGCGCTTATACTGCCCTCCGCCTTAGTAGAGAGGATTGCTCTCTGCAGTGGTTCTAAACCCCAGCTATCTAATTCTGAGCGCATGATAAAATTACCCCTACTATCTATCATGTCGTAGGGGCCGGGCACTCTAACAGAATGTATATCCCTATTGAGAACTACGACAGGGTAATCAGTACTACTGAGTAATTGTATTATCCACCAATCTAATAGTGGCAGAGCGCCTAATAGCGCAGGGGCCCGTGTTCTAATTAATGACTCGAGGTTAATCACAATGAATAATGAGTTTAGACAGCGACGCTTTAGTAGTATGTCCCTCACTATGTGGTTAATAGCAGGCACCGCGCATGTACTTGACTATATATTTGAAAGACTATAGCACGGCTCGTGTAGTAATTGACACTATGCTTAGTATTGAGGTGGTGGAATTTTATTATATACGAATGAATAAGACTAACAGTCGAGGAGGCCACAGAACTATACCCTGCTGGCCTCTCTACTAAGTCGCAGCTATAGGGGTCATGCCTGCTCGTTGAGCAGTAAATTGATGGTGTAATTGTATACTGCAGGTGGTACTACCGAGAGTGGTGCGCTAACTACGGTTTCTATGTGCACTACAGTACCCACGTTACTACCGCGGTTATTACCATTAGCTGGACTAGCACCAGTTAGGTTAGCCCCCCGCACTACCAGTGCATGAGTGAAGGGCCCTATCGTCCCCCCTGATGGCGTGAATGTAGCAGTAGCAGCCAAACTAGCAGTGGGTGCTGTACGCGTTGGGATAGTGATGATTGGGGTAGTAACGATGAATCTACTATAACCACTAATCTCCCAGAGGGCTGCTTCAGCCATAGTGATATTCAGACGGGCATCTATCTCAGCGGGGGTTAATACAGTACCTATACCTAATTGGGGTCGATTGATTAGAATGACTACTAGATTAGTATTAATCTGAGATAGTAGGAAGGAGAATAGTGCTCTTGTGTACATGTTAAGGTAGTGTTATGTTTAGGCGGCTCTCTACAGCGCCGTCGATGATTCTATATACTATATCATCATCGAGAGGGTCATATAACTCTATATCATAGAACCATGTCTGACGGGGTGCTGTAGTAGGTACTTGTTTAGTACGTGTGGCACCTAGATAGGGTTTAATACGTGTGTAGATCACTCCATCTATATCTACTGTAATTAGGGGCTCAAACTCAAAGTTAGCAAATAACTCACCATCCTCCCCATCTCGTATCTGGCCCCGGCACTGCATTGCCGTTAGGTCTCCCTGACGTAGTATAGTCAGTAGATCCCAGAGGGCCCCTCGTATAATAGCTCTATCCTTAACTAGATCTAGCTTAGTTACCATAATCTCAATGTTGCTGTTACTGTCTGCTGTATAACTACGCCCTGTACAATACTATGACTGAGGCGCACCCTATCATCTAACCACTGCTGTTTGTATAAAATACTATCTAATAATGGGGGGCTATCTAGTAGGAATAATTCCTGAGTCTGGGCTCTATATTGATATAGCGTAATCTCCTCACCATAATTAATAGTAGACCAGCCCGTATACGTTCCTATCCAGGGTTCCTCTAATCTAGTGGGTAACTCACCTACTAGATTAGGTAATGTACGCGTCATCTGCTCTACGCTTGGTGGACCAAGGGGATCTAGTAGATTAGTAGGTCTTAACTTACTCCACTGGAGAGTATTAGGCGGCGCTATATTACCTGATACGTGCTGATATTCATAGTAAGGCCATATCACTCGTCCAGTCCATAACCAGCCGGGTAATAGGGGGTGTATACCCTGACTACTTAACAACACCAGCCTACCACTGAATATAGGTACTAGATCATCCGCTGAGGGATAGCGTAGTGTATAACCATCATCTACCATTGGTATATACGGCAGGAGATGCTCTACTAAATCTACTGGTAAGTAGATGTATCGTCTATTGGCCCAGCTCTGGCCATCTATTCTTACAAATACGGCTATCTCCTGCCAGCCGCGACGGCCCCATAAATCGCCGCCCAGCCACTGGATTCCTACCCATGTGTAACTCTCTGCCTCTATGACTAGTGCATCTAGCCCCTCATACTTAAATAGACCTGCCTGTGGTTGATAAGGCCGCGCGGGGTTGAGCCGCCGCTGTTCTGCTACTAGTTCTTGCCATGGTTTAATAGTACTCAATTCGGCCAATCTCCTCTTTAGCTACTAGGTAATTATCATTCTCGTATGTAGCAAGAATGAATATATTACTCCATTCTCTTATAGATAAGAAGAATATGGGCTTATAGTCACCTTCTCTATATATTACGCCTATAGATGATTGTATAGGCACAGTGCGAGCCTGTGGGATAGACCTGCCTAACGGTATAAGCGTATTAACTGATAGACCAGAGAACATAGTAGCCGTCAGTAACCTTACATCTCTTACACTGACCCACCAGCTCTCTGGCCCATTTGCCAATACTATGCAGCCATCCTGTAAATACATGGCCCGGCTGTTTATACGAGTATCATCTATTAAATACGTCTCGTATAACTCTGCGCCTATAGTCTCATTTATTGTGTAGTTTCGTATAAACCTAGTAGCAGCGCGGAGTAGACCTAGATTAGGAATTATGGGCCCCCGCGGCGGCCGGGTATTAAACCACGTCTTATCTCCTTGTTTTATACTCTCTACTGTCTCTATTGGCATCGTTACAGTTATATCCCCTAGTCTACCTACTATCTGACGGCCCCGACTAGTATAGACTGCATCTGCCTCTATCGTTGTGGCGTCTCCTATTCTATCTATGTAGAAACGACCTGAGTCCAGAGATTCTAACCATACCTCCAGGTCTACTATACTATCACTCCATCGAGATGGAACCCCAGTAGTAACCTGAAGTACTTCGTTGACTGGCGTTCTTACATCTCCTGCTGCTGTTTCTAATATGAGGTCATTATTAATTAATCTGACTGCCTCTACTATGAGGCTATCTATGTATGTGACTAGCGCAGTGCGGCGTATAAGCTGTACCTCTGGCGCTATACCCTGTTCTAGGTACTCTATCATAGCCGCCTCTGCGTCAACGGCCCAACTAAACGGACGTGTTAGTGTCTGCGCCACTGGGGCGTTATAGGTCGGCGTGCTATCTGGCCTAGTGTAGATAGTATTATTGCCTTGTATTATAGTCAGTACATCTCGTAGGTTAGAACGAGCGGGACCCACTGTCACTACCTTATCAGTGATAGATAGAGTACCCGTCACCTGAGACTCTACCTTACCTACTAGATATCTCATAGTTACAGACTGACCTATGTATATCAGTAATCTCATTAGACTCTCCCTTATTTTAAAACTTTCATATAATTACGTATAGAAGTAGCAAATGGATCTCTGTTAAAATCTACCGCAAAGGCTACGTCAACAAGAGCGAGTATTTGATTATTAGATAGCGTATCAGGATTTATAACGGGATCAGCATTTAATATTGCTTGTGCCTGATTCTTTGCTATTTGTTCTACTTGTATAGACGGAGTAGAATAGTTAATAATAGCCTGGCCAGTTGTAGCATCTGGGGCCTGCCCTACCACTTGATTAGTAGGCGTACCCAGCTCATCAGGTAGTTGCTCTACTATATCCTGTATATCACCTGTATTAGCTACTCTAGTTACTACTGGAGACCCGGGATTAATCTTTTGCTTGACTAGATTTAATATGCTTTCTATCTGACTATCTTCAATTATTGCCTGTTTATTCTCTAGATTAACCCTTACTGTCTCTCTAAGTACTGAATCCGTTATCGGGTAGCCTCCTATCTCTACAGTAAGCTGGTTAGCAACTGCTTCTTCTGATATGACGCCCCCTCCCGTAATAGAAATAACTTTATTAGCTGGAGAGGCTGGCGTAGATACAGGTGTGTTACCAGCACCTGTATTAGTTTGTAATGTATTGTGGGGTGATCTTACTGGTACAGCTGGTGCGGTTAATGTACTCGTAGGTATAGGTATTATAGAATCAATAGTATCGAATGTATAGTCTATAATAATAATAGGTTCATTATCAATAGAGTCTACAATAGGGGTTGAAGTAATTGGGGTACCGTCAGGATTAAGTGGAAGAGGAGGTACCTCTTCTGGAGGTTTTACTGAAGTAATTCTTATGTTACCAATTAATCGTTTATCTAGTATCTCGTTAAGTATTCTGAGAGCTATCTTTTTATCAGAAATATCTTCAAGAGCCTTGAGCTTCTGGGTCTCAGTGGCGCCTGGACGTAGAGTATTAGCAATTTTTATAATGTCATTATATACACCCTCATCAGTTATAGCTCTGGGATACTTCTCATTATATTCACTGAGTACTTGATACCTTAAACTAGTCGCAACGCTGTTAGATACGCCGGGTCTAATATTCTTAATATAATTAACTAATTCGGCCGGGTTCATGTCCTGTGGTCTATAACCTTCTCTGTACAGAGTAGTGGTTAACGAAGCAGGATCATCTTCTACTGGAAAATCAACATTATTACGTATAATTTGTCTAGCACGGAGTACTTCTTCAACATCAGCACTTGGGTAATTATCAGCTACCCATCTAGGCGCATCATCTATAGATACATTCTCATTACGCATTTGGATGGCTATGTCGCCACTTTCTTGATTTACCTTATCTATATTAGGAATATCCCTTCTTGTTAAGGCGTTTGCATTATTAACAACATTATTAGGAGAAGCGCTAGCTACATTACTGACCCCAGGAGTTATAAATCTAGTGAACCTAGCCGCGACGTTACTACTACTGAGATAATTCGAGGGAGGTTGTAGTATGCCGGGAGTGGTGCGCTGTGTAAAGTTAACTGCGCTACTCTTAGCCTTATTAGCAGTAGAGAGAATGGCGCTACGAACGCCTTGAGTAGACCGAGCCAAGCTACCAGTTATCTTAGCACCTGGCCCAGTATTTAATATACCAGTCTTTAATACAACCTTACCCGCGAGTCTTGCTGGGGCAGATGCAACCTTAGCACCAACACCAACTACTTTGCCTAGCGCTGCAGTTTCTATTTTAGTAGGAGCCAGTATAGTTACTGCGTCCATGGCTGCCTCAACAACTGCGTATTGCCTATTATCTCCATTAGTAACTGTATTAATGAGATCACCTGCAGCAGCTCTGCCACCTGCTGCTGTTACTACTCCCCCTACAATGCTAATAGTCGTAGGTATGGAGCCCGCGGCTACAGTAACGGCCTGCACCGTAGCCTCAATACTTGCTTCAGTATGTATATTTTTCATCCTTAAGTTTCTTTATTGCATCTTCACCAGTTACTTCAAATACTTGTCCTATAGAGACGACGTAATATCTGCACGCCCCACCCCTATCACATACCTCATGCACGCTAAGGCGCTGACCGGTGGGGTCAGGATCCCCGCTCTCCCATTGAGAGAGCGTTTTGCCATCTTTTCCCTCCTTAGCCATCTCAATATCCTCAATTATAGCCAGGGCGCTATCCACTGCACTGTTCTGCTCTTCTACTGTAGTCCGGCTTATAGCCTCCTTGAGACTAGCGGGTATATGTTCTATCTTAGTTATCTCACACTTATCCTCCGTTAGAGAGCGCGTCTCGAATTGTAGCGTATAGTATGTTCTATCGCTACGCGCATGTGCTACCTCAAGTAGTGATAGGTGTCCGCGGAAGCGGGGATTACCTGTCTTAGCTGAGCGTATCACCCCCTCCTTTACGTCGAAGGCCTGGTAGCGTGCCATATTAATCTCTACGTCTAGATCAGCTCCGCTTAGGTATGCGTGCTCGTAGAAGCTCTGCATAGCGCCATAAGTATCTAGCTTAGCCATAAGAGTCCCTACCTTATCCTTACCAGTAGCATGAGATAGATAGGTAGCCGAGCTCGGTTTATCGCCATCCACTCCAGTGAACATCCCTACTACAGTTATCATCACACTATCTATCCCCATGTGCTGGTAGATAGGTGTGCTGCCTGGTACCCGCAACTTAGCGATATTAGCCTTAACTCGTATGTGTAAACCTGGCAGTGCGTTGGGTACATCCTTACTCGCTGTCATAGGTATGACTGAGTCCATAGCCGGCAATAGACTGAAGAAATAACTCTTATTAGTATCTACTTGTGTAACCCTCATACCCCAGTCCGCCGCAGGTGGGTACGTTATAGTCGGCTCCTGCTTAGTTGTTAATTTGCTGGGATCCCCCTTAGAAAGATCTACTTCACTACCTGTAGGTATAGCCGTATCATCCGGAGTGTTAAATCTTGCTATATACTCTCTGGCCTTCCTCTTTGCTTCCTCGCTAGGGCTATCCTGAGTAGGGACATTTCTAAGGAACGCTATAGCTTTTGTTCTAGCCTCATTATCTAATTGGTCATTGTCTAGTAGTTCTATAATGGTACCTATCTCGTCATCTCTGACAGGAATAGCTAGAAGGTAATTAATTGACTTGTTAGTAGAACCTGGTACGTTATCATTTAACCCCAGCTTAGTGCCAACTGTTGTGTTAGGTGCGGCGGCCGGTACTCGTGGGGTAGTATTGGTATTACTCACGCAGGCTCTCCACTATTACTAGGAATTGGGCTATGGTGTGGTCAGATAGATAAGAGGGTATATGAATATACTGCCCGCGGTAATACAGCTCTCTATACGTATTAGTCGTACCTGCCGTTAGAAGGCCTAGTGGTAGCGTTGTTAAGTAATCGAGCTCCTCATCTGTGAAGTCAGCTATAGAGAGGCCTTGTAATAATAGGGCCAGTCTATTATCGTAGCCCCGCGCCGCCAGCTGTGATACAGTACGACGATATAGTGCCCCTGCGATGAGGGGCACAGCGTGATTAACTGGTATACGCGCTACTATACTCTCTAATATGTCAGACACTGTAGGCTCGAGACATAGGGTAATCTAGTTATGGCGCCGCTTACGATTATTTGTAATCTAATGCGTATGCGATTTCTGGTCAATGGCACATCATTATCACCCTGACGCACTAATACAGTGGGAGTAAGGTCGGACAATGTAGTCTCATTCTCAATGAGGGGTATATTACCATCTACTAGCGTAGAGGTGGGAGTAGGCATTTCAGTCCAGGTCTGGCCCCCATTGGAGCTGGCACTGGCTACTACACTACTACCCTGCGGTAGGAAAGCGCGGTATATAACCTTGACGTTAGTGTAGTCACGCGTAGGATAATCTATGCTGATCCAGGTAGCTCTAGAACGGGCCCGCCCTATAATCAGCATACTCCTATTGAGGTAGACTATGGGTGTCGTACCTGTAGTGAATAGCACTAATCTCATCTCTAGATTATCCGGCAGTTCCGTAGCTCGCTCAGGTAAGGACACTAACTCCTGCCCCTCCTTATAAAAGGTAGAGAATGAGCCCCCCTGACCTAAGTTATAACTCCAGAGGCTATTGAGCTGTGTTAGGTCTACCTGAGTATCCGCCTCAGGCGCCGGGCTATAGGTGAAGTCTATATAGCCTGTCGAACCTAGACTCCCTCCTATTAGCTGGTATGTTAGATCACTATTGGTCTGTGACTGCCAGTTACTACCACTGCGTGTCAGGAGATAACCGGGTATGTCGGGCCCCTCTTGGTCTCGTGATATAGCAGGCTGTGCGTTTGTATTGATGTGCATAGAGCCAGGGCTAGTAGCACTAATGACTACACAATAACTACCTGCCACTAGATTGATGGGCGGGTCGAAGGTCAACTCTACTGGTGTATCAGGGCTACCGCTCGTTACCTGCAGGCGGACCCGTCCTAGCTCCCTCTCCTCTGGTATATTATTGGGTGCTGCTACTAGACTCACCCAAGCGCTTATGGCCCCCGCAGGATATACGCGTATACCCGTTATAGTATTGGCTGTTGATAGAGTAAACAGCTGTGCCATGCCCTCCCTGACCTGTACTATAGCTGGTACGGGGGCTCCAGTGGAACCAAACTCCAGACACTGCCCTATTGTCCATCCATTTCCTGTTACTGTTATAGATGGTGCTGTGCTACTAGAGGGGACTGCTATATTTGCTATTAGTATGCCGTTGACATCAGCCCTATAGCGCCCATCTTCTATAGAGCCGCGGGTTACTGTAGCCTGGGGAGTCCGTCCGTCTATTTGTAATACTACACCACTCTCTAGAGATAACAGACCCTCTATGGTAATTGTGACCTGCACTGCCTCGGTGGCTATAGTGAGGCGACCTATCTGGTACTCGATGCGCCTTGCATCGGGTGCTACTACTGGTGGGTTGAGCGTCATACGTACGTCTCGTGTCTGGGCTGCTAATCCCAGACTGCCTGTAGCACGTCGTTGATCAATTATGAGATCAGGGGCAGGTCGTAGATATGCCGTCTGTAGACTCCCTCCAAACTCCGTTATGGTTACATTACTACTACCGCTTATAGTTAGGTTATCGGGCCTGATTATGTTATACGAGGTAGGTAATGTCATGTAGCCCGTCATAGCACAGTCAAAGCCAGGAGCTGTGATGTCAGTCCCCAGTGTATTCTGGAAGGATTCTACAAAGCCGCTCTCTAGAATACGCGGGGCCCCCGAGTAGAAGTTAAGTCGTTCTAGGGCTATATCTATAGTCTCCTCTCGTAGTGTGTTCAACTTAACCTGTAGATCTCGCAGTAGGCCGGGCTCTACCCATCTGTTATCGCTGGCTATTAGTTCACTATTGCTTATACGTGCTAGCGTGAGGGGCCCCGTACCTATTCTCACCTCACCTTTCTTATCTATGACGATCTCACCGCTAACCACCATGGGTAGATAGACAGGCTCATATAGATCTACTATCTTACCATCTATGAAGGCCCGGCCTGGCTGGACAGCCAGACGTTGAATAGGTTGATTCTGTGTTAGGTCTATCTCTAGCGCATTATCGAAACGCAGGCCTAGTACCTCTAGGCCTCGCTGGATGTAGTTGCCGTATACCTCTTTATCTACTAACTCTATGGCCTCCTCGAGTGATGCTACTTTACTGCGCGGCGCCCGACTGAATCGCTTACCATCGTATATGAGTATCTGGTCCCCCGATATCTGCAGGAATGGGTAACCGTCCTGCCCTACTACTGGTTCAGGAAATAGGATACTGCGCCCATCATAATCTATTCGGTATATGCGGAGTGTAACGTTGGCGTTACCGGTTATAGTTAGCTGGGCTGGGTTGATGCGATACCAGCCCTCCTCCTCTATATATATCAGACCACCTTGTATTGTTAGACTGGGGGGCGCCCATATTATATCTACCTCTGCTAGGTAATATACATCGTATAGACTGCGGCTCATCTCCTCTACATGCAAGTGTAAGAGATCCTGCATCTCTATGAGCTCTCGTGCTTGTAGGGGGCGGCCATCCGTGAATAGTAGCTTAGTTCGTTCCATATACCACTACCTCCATTATAGATGGCACGTCTGTTGTCGAAATTCCAAATGCCTCTATAGACCACTTCAGCTCTCCACTACGCGGGCCGGGAGATACATATACATAAGTTAAGCGAGATAGTCCTAGTCCTGCATCTAGTATGACTGTGGTTGGGTTGCTTAGAACGTACCAGCCCCCTGTGCTGAACTGTATCCTTACTTGTAGCGTACTCGATGGCGGCATTAGTGCTGTTATGGCTACTGTAAATTTCGTACTCGTCTGGTGGATAGGCTGCCAGTTAGATATATGCTGCGTGGGTGACAAGTTACGATAGAGGGATACTGTTCCTATTTCTATGATGGGAGTTAGGGCTGCCGTACCTGTGGATACTGCACGTAGGAGGAGTGTAGACTCTACTCTATCTAGACATATAGGCGTATTGGGCGCTATAGATATCCAGTTAGGATTTTCGCCCGCCTTGTACTGATAATCTATTGTGCAGCCTGCTGGTACTATGTCTCGTACATTGAAGGCGAAGGCCGTCATACTGTAAGAGTAGCTACCTAGATCTATAGTAATCGGAGTCGTCGGGAATACAGCGCGGTAGAGCCGCATACTAATATCTTCTCTCTCGTGATTAGAGATGATAGTACCGTCACTGGACCAGATGTTACCATTTATGCCTAGCTGCTGTCCTATTAGTAGCCCCGCATCTAGTATATCGGCCTCTCCTATCTCACTAGTGAATACGCTCCAGTCTCCCTCTGTACTGCGGAAGCCTAGTGTATAATACTGATCCTCCTTGAGATAGATGGGAGTAGGGAATACGTATTTAGTCCAGAGCCGCCCCTGTATATCAGGTAATACCGCTCCACTGACAAGAGCCTCTCCTAGTAGTATCTGCCCCGGTGTAGTAGCTGTGCCATCCCGCAATGATATAACTAAGGCTCCTGATGCCGGCGCCGATGCTATTCTTATCTCAAGACTGCTCAGGTACATATCAGAGGGTGCCTGAAATGTCTGCATCACTGGGTCGAAGCCTACCCTCGGCATCAGGGGTAGGGGCTGGGTATCTATTGAGGATGATGGTAATCCCCAGGAGGCCGCCCCGCCTAGCGCCACGTGGGTCAGGTTATTATTGAATATTGATAGTGTATTACTTACACTCAGTGTATCAGACTGTAGCGTTACGGCATGGACACCGGGGGGTAGTCCGGGTAGGAATAGCTCGACCTCGAGTATGCCATTAGAGCGGGGCCGGAACGCGAATGGTAGGGTGCCCGATATTGGTGTGTTATTAATTGGTACTGCAGTAGTCATGATAGTGTCAGCTATCAGTAGTTGATAGCTGGCCTGAGGGAGCCCCTCTCCTCGTATAGTGTATCGTATATTCTGGGCCCGCGCCTTATCTATCTCCTCGCTCCCCATTAGATTAGCACCTATAGCTGGTATAGCCTCACCTGCTGATATAGCCTCTCGTACACGACGAGATAGCCGCGTGAACTCCGCTCTATTGCCCTCATTGATAAATCGATAGAGGGGATTACTAGTGGAGCTGAATAGAGCAGCTCCTCGGACGGCCAGCTCGTCGCAGGGGTTAATCCGCCCTAGATCGCTATTAGCCATGATGACTCTGCGGCAGAATAACCGCGGGGCTGTAGTCTGCTGTATACTCCTTTCTTTCGTCAGCTTAGTTTGCTCGAGGAATATACTCTCTGTATATGTAGGTACTACAATGTAGGGGTCTCCTGCGTTATTAGGTCTAGCCGAGGGAGCCGTTGCTCTGACATCGCTATATACTCTATTGGATGTCAGACTATTAGTTAGAGGCGAGAGCATACCTGTACTCTCCGCTAGATTAATGCCGCTACTATCCACTAGGGCATCTATAGATGTAAAGTTGGGTACGGCCCCTGTATTAGTGAAAGCCAGCCCCTCTGCTCTAGTTGTGAGTCGTAGTCTATCTATATCATCTGATAACGATGATACGGCGCTGGCTAGCTGCCGTATACTATCGTAATTGACAGGACGACAGTCGATAGGCTCAATGATAGCGCTATTATTACTTATAAGCACACGTGCTAATGGTAATACTGAACCACTAACGGCAGGAGGCTGTGGATTAACTCCTACCTCACCATATATGACGGCGGGCTGCCCTTCTTTATCTAGCGTCACTATAGCTATGCGGCTGAGGAAATAACTATAGTCTACCTGGAATGTGGTATTAGGTGCGGGGCTCCGTGTACCAGTAAATACTATAGTGTCAGTAGCCGTCAGGAGATTGAAATCTACTCCTAGTGTTAATTGACTAGAGTACGTATACATCACAAAGTAGGTAGTACCAGGTGCCGGCTCTAGAGCCCCCGGGCCATTAGGAGCCCACTCCAGTCTACCACCATCGAGAACCTGGAAGTCCCGGCCCTCTGTGTAATTAATAGAGCCCTGGAATACACGTTTCACACTAGATACAGTATCTCGCCCTAGGTAGTCACTAGTGCCAGGTGTAGTCCCGCGCACTATGGCAGCCGTATTCTGCTGGAGCGTAGCTACTAGTCGCGTTACCTCCTTGACAGGTCGGCGAGTTAACTTAAACTCATTAGTACTGGCTGCACCTCCAATGGGACCGCTGGGCACGTCGACGCCTAGTCTATTACTGGGGGCCCCTCCTGTGATAGTGATACCTATGGTAATGTTCACTAGGTTAGACGTCGTACCTATGCCTATAGACTCCATGACGAGTGTTGGCCCATTACGGCGGAAGGCTATGGCATCTCGGAGTAGATTACGAGCCGCATCCGTAGTAATGCCGGTACCGGTAATAGTACTATTACTATCAGTACCAGTAGCTATGCGAGTTATTATGTAGTCTATAAAGGTTTCTACTGAGGTGGCTGCTGAAGTATTAGCCGTCACAGTTATAGTCGAGTTATTGATAGGGGCAAAGCTTATGCTTACTTTGGTATCCTGTGTTACTACATTAGCCCATGTGGAGGCACCCTGTAGCGATATGGTGCGGTTGGCTATAGCAGTTACACCTCCATAAGTAAATGTAGCCGCCGTTACTACCTGACTATCTGTGGTACGCTGTAGCGCTAGGTTTATTGGTGTATCAATAACTACTCTACGCCCCACGACGTAGGCTACTCCAGGTGCCAGTGACATACCAAGTGAGGACTCTGATCTACGTCGGGCCTCCTCTAATTCTGCTAGCCCGCCCCGTGCTGCTGTCTGTCTCTCTCTGTAGGTAGCCTCTAGTGTAGCTACCAGGGCCTCTTCTTCCTCTACACGTGTCTCAAGATCAGCGAGTATAGTCAGGTTAGCGGGTGTGGGGCTGACACTACTTATATCCCGTGCGTCCTCTAGTCGCAGTAGTAATCCATCTAGTCTACTCTTACTCTCTAGGTATAGGTTACGTGACTCAGTAGCCCGCGCCTCTAGTGTAGAATAGTTATCATTGAGCGTCACTAGACTAGTATCAGCTAGAGTGCGGGGGCGGTCCAGGAGCGCTAGGTTCAGCCCCCGCACGCAGAAGTTACCGTGTCTCTCAAATACTCTCTCTGCTAGTGTCTCCTCGATACCACCAGGTAGGTCCCTCGCTCTATTAATAGGTATTCCATTGCGTATAGAGTAGAGGGGATACCCTCGCCCCGTAAGGACTATACTACTATTAACTACTAATCGAGATGCCCCCCGTGGCCCGTATTGATTGCCGGCCCGCATACTCTCATCCTCGAGTACGGTAGTAGTGACCTCGAGATAAAATGTAGTCTCTCCTTCTCGTGATACCTGAAAGCGCGCGGGCTTAGTCTTGACTACTACGCCCGCAGCATATACACGGCCTTCAGTTATAAGGATATCCATAGTCGTATCGTCATTACCTACGACGACTAATTCTACACCCGAGAGTATAGTACCATCTCTATAGAGCGTATCCATACCGGTCTGGAACTGGCCCTGTACTATTGATTGCATCTCTAGGAGGTCCTGTGCCACTAAGGGTTGGCCGTCCTCTGGTAATACTTTCACCCAATTACTATCAAGGGTATAATTCTCGGGGTATTCTGGTCTTTGTAATATAGACATCGATTAAATAGGTAATATGAATTTAACGCGTGTGCGGTCAGTAGGGGTTGCGTGAGTCACGGGAGTGAATAGGAGTGCCATCTGAGCAGGGCCCGTGTCGAGCCATTCGCCGGGTAGCCAGAAGTCAGCATTAGTATTCGCGCCTGTTTGTAATACTACATCAGTTAGCAGTGATGCAGAACGGAAGGCTCCGGGTACCTGCTCACCGGATACTATTGCCTCTACGTATAACGCCTGGGGTAATAAGCCTAGGAGTAATGTGAGGTCAGCTCTACCGTTAGGTATTATGTTCCAGCGCTGGTCCCCCTGTATAATATCACCGCCGCTCTCTACTCTATAGGCCAGTGATACTCGATGAGGACGCAGTATAACCTGTGTGCTCAGGAATGCAGGGTCCTGTGGTATAGGTCTATCCGGCGGCTCATCTATATCTAGTGGGTTATCGGGGGCCCATGTTGTGTAGCGCCCTATTCCCACGCGTAAGGGCAATGTGTCTCTCATCTGTATCAGACGATATAGTCGCCCTTCTGGTGTAGTCTTACTTATGATGGTAGTACTCATTATCTCACTATGGCGTCTTCTATTATGGCATTGACTATCTCGCGACTGGTTATACCAGCACTAATCAATGAGTTCTGACGAGGCCCGTCGTATGCTGTAGCCCCTATTCCGGTTATATATACATTCTTTATTAGACGAAAGCCGGGCTTAACTAGTGGAAATCTAACTAATATTGGATCAGCAGGATAATTCATTGGCCACGATGGGTAGAAGCCAGTCGCTAATACAATAGAATCCACACCTGGTATCTCTCTACTATTAGTTATGCGGGGCATCTCCTTGTAATTATACTGGGCTAGCTCATTGGCTATATAGGGTGTGATGCTGGGCCCCCACCTCTTAACACGAGATAGGTACTCAGCACGCTTATTTAATGGGAGGGTTCTATAGTATCCGCCCAGCGCTGTCTTATTATACCAGTGCGTGTAGGATGGAGCAGGATAATTATCTATACGGTACCCCCCGTGACTCCAGGTAACTTCATTGTTCTGCGCTAGGTACGCTACTGCCTCTGCCGCGCCCTGACCGCTACCTAGTACTAGGAGGCGTTTATTACGTGCCGGGTGCTTCAGGTAGTGACTGAGCGTATGAGTATCGTAACCCACTGTCCAATCAGGCACGCGCTGCTCTCGTTGTCCTGTAGCTATAACCAGGGGGCCCTCCTCCAGGGGGCCTATCTCTAGACCCATGCTCAGTGCTCGTTGTAAGGCCCACTGTAAGTAGCCCTCGAATACATCCCTGTTGCAGCGTTCCTGCACTGCCTCTATCTCACGCTGGCTTCCCAGTATACGCTCTCGTTGTAGGTAGTGACAGAGGCTGTAATCAGCACCCTCTATATTAGTGCATAGGTCGAAGGAGATAGGGCTCCTCATCTG